ACAATCTGTGTTAACGACTTATAGTTCATCTTCAGAACATTCTGTTCTAACCACTTCTGTTGATCTAATGCAGAATGTGACTGGTCTAATTCTTCATCGTTACGATACAGTTTAAAAATATTTGGTTTGATCCCACGTTTGATCTTCCAATTGACAGAATTAACATCAAACTCAATATCAACCAGACAACCTTTATCATTAGTCGAGTTAATCAGCTGAGCCTTGTTGATCTTACGGAATGACTTACCATATAGAACAAACGTCAACGCATCAAGAATTGTAGACTTACCCGCACCATTTGCTCCAATAATAAGGGTAGATTGTTCTTTGTTTAGATCAACTGTTGTGGGGTGATTGCCGGTGCTCAAGAAGTTGCACCAGGTAATCTTCTTAAAGGTTATCATCTTGGTCTGGTGGAATCACAATGTCATTGGCTGTAATAACAGTATACCTGTGGTCATGCATCTCACAGGTCTTTATCATTATCTCGTCTTCTACTTCTAGTACATTCATCTCTGGATAGTCAAGTTCTTCCAGTTGTAATGCATATCTCTCGGCATCATCCTCTTCACAAAAAATATAGAGTACCTGTTGTCCGTCGTCATCAACTACAGAGTATGCTCCTTCTTTCTCTTTACCGGAAACTGTAATAATATACATCAACCAACCTCACATGCCTCTTGGTATATGTGTCCGATAAGAGACTGGATTACTGTTTTATTTAACTCAGTTTCAGATTCATCAATATATCGATTAAGAATGGACATAGTATCTTCCGACTCTTCTGCCTCGAAATCCTCGGTATCCATGAGCTGGAAGTTTTCTACAATCTTCAAGTCAGCAACACCAACTGTATAAAGTTTGTCGATGAACTTCTCAAACTTCTTGGTGTCACTCTTCTTCTTTACGATGACTTTAACAATCTTGTTCTCATACTCGGTGGCATTGAATGTCTGATGGTCCGTATCATCGTAGAAGATTTTGTAGAACAATCTGTAAGGGTTATTTACCGGTGTATGTTCCAGGGACTCAGTATCAAAAATATGGAAACCTCTGGTATCTTCAACATCGTTCCAGAACATTTCATAGGGATTACCAAGATAGAACACGGTCCCATTGTCGGATCGAGAGTGGTAGTGACCCGAGAACACTTTCTCAAACTTATTATAGGCTCTTGAGTCATGACCGTGCTCCATGACGTGGCCTGGGGTTGCAACAAAGCCGTTGAGTTCAAGATGTCCCATTGCGACAGGACACTTTGACTTCTTGATTGCTTGATTGGTTTCTTTTTCGTTCTGTTCATTAACCCAAGGAATGAATAGAATGGGGAGACTACCGACAGATACTTCTGTAGGAGAAGAATAAGTCTTAACATTATCATATTCTTGAAGTAAAAGATCTACAGCGTTAATATCATTAGTATTCTTATAGTAGGCATCATGGTTACCAACCATCAGGTGCATGGTAATACCTCTCTCCTTGAGAGGATCAAACACAACTCTCTTTGACCACTTCAGAGACTTAAACTCAATACCCTTTCTACTATCAAACGCATCACCCATATGAATGACAGTATCAATACCTAACTCATCTAGTGTAGGAAAGAATACTTCTGTATAGAACTTTTCAAAGTAATCATGGAATAATTTAGAACCCTTACGTGCGCCGTAATGGGTGTCAGTGATAATAGCCAGTTTCATCTGTGTTGAGGTTTAAACTCTTCCATAGGTTGTGATTTACTCATGTCCCTTCTACTATGGTTCTTAATTACAATAAATGCGTCTTTATTATACTTACGTGTTCCGAGGGGAGACTGCCACTTTTTATTATAGTCTTCTCCTACATCAATACCAGATACTGATGTTCCACCAATCTCAACAGTAATCTCATCATGAGTATCCCAGCCTAACTGTTCCGCAAAATACTCAATCCAGTCTTCAAGGGGTAAAGTACCCTCATTATCCATAACCCTTTCTTCTGGGTCTAAACTTCCAAGCATTAGTTACCTCTCAGTTTCTGATGCACTGCATCTTTGATGCTATTGTACTCTGAGTAATTCCCACTGTCAAGATCATTTGCATCAAAGACCTCATCGAAGTCTGTTCTCTCAAGGATCTTGTTCTTAATTTCCAACTGCTTCTTCTCTTGTGAGATGCGTCTCAAGAAGGCGTAGTAAATGATTTGAGTGAAGTATGCAAAGGGGTTCTTTGACTTCTCTGGATTAAAGTTATGGACGTATCTTACACAGTTCTCAATACCGTCACAAATCATGTCCTCTTTGAACATGTAATTGACGAAGTTTGGTTTGTAAGATAGGTGGTTTGCAATCTTTAGGAAGCACTCTCCAATATACCTAGGGATCTGTGGTTTTGGTTGATCGTTAAGTTTGGCTTTCTCTACTTGTGCGAAATAGTTCTCAAGAGCATTAAGGAACTCTTTGTTATTCACATAGTGTTCAGCATTTCTAGGTTTAGGCATATTGGTATTTTGTGTTGTCTTTATTATACCAGAATAATCAATAGTTGACAAGGTATCAAAAGTCCTATAGACTAGGCTTGTCCCCGAAGATAAGGATACTATAGGTTCTTTAAGAAGACTTGTATAACTTCTCCAAGACCTCCTTGGCATCTACAACATTTCCTAGGTAACCCATCTTTTTATCTAACTTCTGAAAGTTACCATGGTTAGATTTTCTAACATAGTCTTGATAGTTCATAATCATTTCAATGTTTTCTGATTCAGACATCGTTAAAACATCTTCTAGATTAATAATAAACAAGTCTTCATGAGATGTCTTTAACCATGGTTCAAATTTGTATCCAGTAATTGAACCTCTTGTTTTAACTGGTTGAACACAAATTGGATTAGATATTAACAACATTGTTCTATCATCTTCATCAGATGCTGCTACCTTACAAAATATCTCATCACCACATTTAAGTTTTATTGTTGCATAAAAATCATCTTCGATTCCCATTTAAATTTTCCTCCTTATCTTTTATGTCAATAGTAAAAATGTCATAGTTGAACTGTTCTGAAACATAAATTTTAACTCTTTCAATAAAATGATTCAGTGTGTAATTCTTTCTTGATCCAATAGTTAAATCGTCAGCAATATCATAAAGTTTAGCGCTAACCTTATCTTTGCCTTTACGTAGGACTCTACCAATACTCTGTAAGTTTCTAACTCTAGATTTTGATGGAGAGGCAAATATTACGTTATGAAGGTTTTTAATATTGATGCCAGTACTGAAGGTTCCGTAAGATGCAACGATGATAGCGTCTGTTTCTTTTTCAGTAATCTCCCTTACTTGTTCTCTATCCTCGGCATCCACACCACCATGAATAAAGAATACTTTGCGGTCTTCACTTACCTTATTATTTATTAGGTCGTAAAGTATGGCACCATGAGCCTCTACTCTGGAGTACAACACCAGACTATTACCCTTCAAGTCTGTAACCAGATTGGTAATAAATTTGTTTCTCTTTTCATGACCAATTAGAAACTGTATCTCATCCTCGTAAGTATCAAACTTCTTTGGTTTGTACTTGAGAACTAGACATTGGATATCAAGAGTAGCAAGGTGTCCTTCATCTTGCAACTTCTTGGTTTGAGTGACCTTATATGATGGTCCAAACAGTCCCTCTAACACCCACTTATGGGTCTGTGAGCCGTCTAATGTCCCAGTAAATCCATATCTAAACTTAGCATGGTGTAACTTATCCATGATACTCATAAGAGACTTACTCTTAAAAAGGTGCGCCTCGTCACCGATCACCACATCGTATGGCTCAAAGAACTTCCTATCCAGTTCGTAGATACTCTGCCATGTAGTAATCGTCACCTCATTAGTATTCACTCTCTCACGACCAGCATAGATCCTATGACAGTGGTTTTGAGGATCCCATCCATATGATTCAAAATCCTTATACATCTGTTCTACAAGAGATGTAGTAGGAACAACCAATAAAATCTTTCTACCCTTGGCTACGTGATATCTCACCACAGAGTAGATCATGAAAGATTTACCTGATCCTGTAGGAGAGATCAGTAACTTACGATTATATCTCAGTGCGTCATAGACACCATCAATCTGATAGTCTCTTGGTTTGATGCCAGGTGCTACACTTTCCATGTAGTCTTTGACACCACCTTTACTAATCAGTTCATTGACTTCAAATGGTGGTCCGTAGAACTTATTATTTCTAAATTTATAATTATATCCAGCATTCTCTGCAAACGCAACTACCTTGTCTAGCAGACCACAGTAGATACGTTTTGTCTTCATATTATACAGATGAATTTCTCCGTTCCAATGCCGGTTACGATACTGCGGCATGAACTTCTTGTTTTCGATTTCAAAAGTAAATCGATCACGTAATTCATATTCTACATGAGGCTCAGAAGTGATCTTAAGATACACTTCATTCACCTTTTCAATAATCAACTCAGCCATACATATAGGTTTCCCTACACATATTTATCACATATCTCTAAACTTATGTTCTAGGATTATTCTGTACAAAAAGTCTTTCAAGAGAAACAATCTCTCTTGTTCATATGGATCACCACCACACCATTTTTCCAGATGCACACTGGTGGATCTGTACATCAGAAAAACATCTGAAATATCAAAAGTCATGTTTACTGTGGGATTTTCTTCCATTAACCTAACCCTGAAGTGAACCTCATAAACTCTATACTATTTTTAATTTGATACGTTCGATTGGTGATTTGTTTCAATATTTCTTCTATGTATCGTAGCATTACATCATAATACTCAATTTTCATTGATACATTAGACAATCTCTCATCTGCATCGAGATACTTATTCATCGTATCTTTATCTCTAATCTTCTTCGGAAAGGGATCTTTGATATAAACATCCGGGTCAGCTTTACCTGAATAATATTCATACCTTTCGTGTCTTGTATTCTTTTTTTGTTGTTCTGCCTTCTTTCTCAACAACATAAAATTGTTGTAGATGTCATAGTATTTTGCGTGGAGAACAGGAATATTTAGTGATTCTGTATGCAGGTTATCAATATCAATCTTAGAATCCTTCTCCCACATTTGTTGGAGTGTAGGAAGATCAATCATCAAAGAACTGCTCACTAAAGAATTTTTTGCTGAGTGTTTTATTGACAACTCTACTAATCCGTCTTCTCAGTTCACCAGTCTTCAAATCATCGTCATCACAGAGTTCTGTGATAATATCATCAATATCGTCCAGTAAATCTTTTCTACGGGACAGCATTTCATTTTCGTCAATCATTAGCAACAAGCTACATCAGTTATATTATACACAGAATACTTGAAAGTGACCTGTGCTGTCAAGTATTCTACATCATTTGATTGAGAATCAAATTGCAGATCAGATATACTGGTGGGGAATAGGTCTTTGAATACAACACTGAATACAGGTCTGTTGATACCATTAAGGATTGTCATTGTACCGTCAGAGTACAAATTGATCTCATCCTTTGCACTCTTCCTAACAGGACCACTATTTTGCCATTCATAAATTTCACTTAAACTTTCTGGAAAACCAATACCCCTCAACCAATTTTGAATCTCGGTGTAGTTTTCTAGTCCCTCATCTACAAGGAATCTAATAGTTAAATCATTGAAATCTAATTGAGTGCCAGGTCTAGGAATATTTCTAAGGTAGTTTGGTTGAACTGCAGTGTCCATTGTAAGACCGGGAACATTTACTGCATTACCAAAGAAACCTAATGTAGGTGCTCTATTGACAACAAAACTAAAGCCATTGGCTTGTAGAAAATTTCTATCAGTAATTTGAGAAGAGAGTGGTTGTGTCATTTTAGTTATTTATTAGGATCCTTCAAGTGCAGCAACTTTAGTCTCATCATAATTCGTCCTCTACTTCTGCATATGTCCCGGCAGTGGCAAGAATTAAGCACCCAGACCCTCCATCAAAAGATGTTGTTCTAGCAATATTAATTCGTACTGCCTTATCATTACCCTGAGCCGGTGTTAGTGTTATTGTCTCATTAGGGGGATACGCCTTGTAAGTACCTGAAAAAACTGTTGTGGGGCTGTTAGTCCTTTTTCTAGTAAGAAACGGAAATGTAAATCTTGCGTCTGTTCCAGTCTGATAATTGACCCCAACACCAACATACTGATTACCAGTAGAGTCCCAGGTGTATCGTTCATAGTATCTCTGGCACTTAGCAAGATCATCAGCATAGGTACGATGTTCAAAAGGAGTAGCCTTTTCACCGACTTCTAATTGCAGTCCAGTAAGGTCAAATGTAGAATTAGTTGTAGTTGCCCATGTACTAGTCATGTCCGGTACATAGTCAGCGTTATTTACACCCCACTGATCTACATTGGCACTAGAACCTGTGTAGGTAGTTGCATACCAAGGGATAAATCTGAACAATATACCAGCGCTATTGTCATTGTTAAGTGTTATGTTTGAATTACCGGGAATAGTTCTTACAAACTTTGTCCATGTATTTGCCTGCACAGCTAACGCAGTGGCATAAGTTTGAGCAGTACCATTCATTGTTCTAAGGTACAGGTAATATGTCTGAGCAACCGAAGCACGTAACCAAAAAGAAATTGTGATTTTACTGGATGGGTCTGTACAAATCCAACCAGAATTTGCTAAGTCTTGTGCTTCAACCCTATAGTCAATTTCTCTATAGGTATCAGCACCTGCGCCTGAT